CTCGGCATCCTTCTCGACCCGCATGGCCAGGACTTCGTCGAAGAAGTATGGCAACGCCTGGCCGGGCTTGTTGCCCGGCATCGATGGTGAGTAAAGAACTCTGCCCATCTCGTCGGTGGTCTTTTCGAGCTTGGCGCTCATAAAGATGTGGCGGCCGGGAAGGTCGCGGAATGCCCGGATGATGTCGGCCATCTGCTCCTGCATTGCGCCGTAGGCTGCGCGCGGGTCTTTGTTGGTTTTCTTCTCGTAGTTCAGGCAGACCTCGGCGATCTCGCTGATGCTGTCCAGCGCCACCGACTTGAAGTCCTTTGCCTCGGCGCTCTCGTTGAGCCAGGTGTAGGCTTCCTTAAGGGACTCCATGTCGCTGATCTCAAGGTATGGCAGGTTTGCGTCCTGAATTGACAGCAGGCCGCCCTCTGCTGACAATACGATCACGTCGGGTAGCGTCTTGACCAGACTGGTCTTGCCGACACCTGCAGCTCCGTACACCAACATTTTCACGCCCTCAGTGTGCAGGGCTCCTGTTCGCTTTAGATTGATAGCCATTTGGCTCTCCTTTAAGTTGCTGCACTTTCGGGGAATCCGGTTGTGCAGTGTCTGTACTATAACTGAATTTTAGTGTAATATCCAAACATCGTAATAAATATTTCAAATAAAGGAGAAGATCATGATGACGCTGGAACAGATCAGGTTGGGGCTTTCGGACCGAATGCCGATCAAGGTGGCCGACGCGACCGGCCTGCATTACAACACCATTCGCTCAGTGCGTGACAACCCGCACGCAAACCCGACGCACAAGGTGCTGACGGCTCTGAGCGACTACCTGCAATCCACAGCGATTGCAGCGCATGGCTAACAACCTTTCCAATATATTCGGTGGCCCCTGGTCACCACCCGGCGACAAGTACGTCGCACCTCCAGAAGTACAGGTCAAGGACGCAATGGTCAAGGCTGGCCTTGAGCCTCCGGATGTGGTTCACATGGACGGCAAGCTGCACAGGTTCAATTCGGGCACGAAGGGGGCTGGTGGTCACGCGAAGCCGGGCTGGTACGTGTTGTTCAGCGATGGCATTCCAGCCGGTCGCTTCGGCTGCTGGCGCGCGGGGCTCGAGGTCACGTTCCGGGCTGACGTTGGTCGCGTCCTGTCATCGGTCGAGGACATGGCCAACACGATGCGCATGGCCGAGGCGAGGACGCTGCGCGATGCCGAGGTGGCCCGTACCCGCCTGGTTGCCGCCGACACGGTGGAGGCGATCTGGTCGTCATGCACGCCAGCTGATGCTGACCACCCATATCTCAAGCGCAAGGGCATTCAGACCCACGGCTCGCGGGTGACCGGCGACGGTCGGCTGGTGGTTCCGTTGTTCGACATTGACGGCTGCCTGTCAAGCCTCCAGTACATCGCTCACGACGGCTCAAAGCTCTATCACCCTGGCGGCCAGACAGGGTCCAGGTTCTGGATGCTGGGCACGCTCGACGAGCCCGGTGTCCTGTACGTCGCCGAGGGCTTCGCCACCGCCGCGACCATCAATGAAACCACCGGCAGGCCGTGCGTGGTGGCTTACTCTGCCTCCAACCTCGTTCCGGCAACCGGGGCGATGCGCGAGGCCCATGGTGTTGGCCAAGACATTGTGGTGGTCGCCGACCATGATGCATCTGGAGTCGGTCAACGGTACGCGGAGCAGGCCTCTGCCAAGTTTGGATCACGTATGGTCATGCCTACAATTCTTGGCGATGCCAACGACTATGCCCAGGCTGGGCACAATCTTGCGGCGCTGTTGGCTCCTGCGAGCTTGGCCCTTGATGTGGTGTTTGCCGACGAGCTGTCGGAAACATTCAGCCCGGCCGATGAGATCGTCGAGGGTGTGCTGACCTCCGGCGACGGCAGCCTTCTATATGGCGGGTCGAACAGCGGAAAGACTTTTTTCGTCATCGACATGGCCTGCGCTGTGGCGCGTGGCGTGGACTGGATGGGGCGAAAGACGGAGCAGGGGCTGGTGATCTATATCGCTGCCGAGTCCCCGGCATCCATTGAGCGCAGGCTGCAGGCGTACCAGCAGCACTACAAAATCAGGGTTCCCGACTTCGCCATTGTGCAAAACCCAATCAACCTATTTGACGGTGATGACGACACGAACGCCATCATCCTGCTGGTCAGGCAGGTCGAGGAGCAGCGCGGCAAGAAGGTTCGTCTGATCGTTGGGGACACGCTGGCGCGGCTGTCTGCCGGGGCAAACGAGAACGCTGGCCAGGACATGGGGTTGGTGGTGGAGCGTTTTGACCGTATCCGCAAAGAATGCAGGGCGCACTTCCTGCTCATCCATCACAGCGGCAAGAACGCGGCGGCCGGGTCACGCGGCTGGAGCGGTGTGCGCGCGGCGGTCGAGACGGAGATCGAGGTCACTGACTCACCCAGTGGTCACTGCGCCGAGATTATGAAGCAGCGCGATCTGGCGACAAAGGGCGAGCTGATCGGATTTGGCCTTGAGGCCGTTGTGCTGGGCGAAACAAAATGGGGTAAGCCCGCGACCAGTTGCGTGGTTGTGGCATCTTCGGTTGCCGTTGCGCCGTCCAAAAAAGATAATAAGATCGCCGTCCATATTAAGACGCTTGATAATGCTTGGTGGGATTCCTCTGCCGAGGTTAGGTCTGGCGCTCCTTATATATCTAGGTCGGGCCTAACTGAATATTTAATTGAAAAGTTGGGGCTTTCTGAGGCTTCTGCGAAGCAATATTTGAAGCCTAGTGTCCCTGGCAAGCTGATTTCTGACCTTCTTTTGAGCGGAATTATTGAGGCCTTCGAGACTGGTTGGGTGATTTTGGACAATGTTTTGGCTTCGTCCATGATGCTCAGAAGGGGTGAAATGTGAGCCCGGTAACTGGTAACTATTGGGTAATTTTAGGTAACTGTTACCTGGTGGCAAGGCGTCGGGGAATGGTGGTATCAGGTAACTTTCGCACCTACCCCCTTTCAGGGGGGGTAGTGCTGTTACCTGTTACCTCCATCCGATGCGGGATGGGATTGTTCGGACAATGAATTTTGAAGGAGATGGAAGTGTTGAAAGGTAAAATGTACGAAGGCAACATGCCGCTTTCTGGTTGCGGCTGGGATACGGTCGGACGCTTTTTGGATTCTGATTGCGTGGAGTGGCTGGTGTTCGGTCGGGCTCAGGATCACTCGCCGGATTGGTTGACTTATAAAGTCGTGGCGAACGGTCGGGCGATTAACAAAGCAAACTATTGGTTTGCGAGAAATAATAAAACTAGGCAGATTGGTTTTTCAAAGGATTATTTGATAATGAAAAATAAAAGACCACCGCTGTTCTCATATATTGAAAAGATGTTCTCATGACCATCGACCAACAAGCAGCAGCAGCCATGAAGCGATTGATTGAGTGGATCAACCGTTCGGCTGGCCAGCATTTAAGGGCATTGCGCAAAACCACGAAAGACCTACAATGACAAGCATGAACCATCCAGAATTAAAAACCCTGCCTGTCGGCGTGTTGGTCCCTTATGAGCGCAATTCCCGGACTCACGGGGCCGACCAGATCGAGCAGCTCATGCGGTCGATCAAAGAATTCGGGTTCACCAACCCTTTGCTGGTGGACGAGCAGAACCGGATCATTGCCGGTCACGGGCGCTTGCAGGCCGCCTTGGCCCTGCGCATGGAGGCTGTCCCTTGCATGGTGCTCACGGGGCTCACGGATGCCCAGCGCCGTGCTCTCATCCTGGCGGACAACAAGCTGGCGCTCAATGCTGGATGGGACAACGAGTTGCTGGCGGCAGAGCTTTCGGAGCTCAAGCTCGAGGGGTTCGATCTCACCCTGACCGGCTTCTCGCTTGAAGAACTGGATGCCATGCTGGCCGATCTGGTTCCCGAAAACGACCCGGATGCTGTTCCTGACCTTCCGGCCGAGCCAACCACCAAGCTCGGTGATGTGTGGATTCTGGGGCCGCACCGGGTGGTTTGCGGCGACTCAACGTCCGTGGACAATCTGGACAAGCTCAACCAGGGCGCACTGTGTGACGTTTGCTGGACGGACCCACACTACAACGTCGCCTATGAGACCAAGGCCGGGAAAATTGCCAACGACGACCTGAGCGACAAAGAGTTCCGCGAGTTCCTGGTCGCGTCCATGGCGGCGGCGTACACCCAGCTTAAGCCCGGCGCGTCGATCTACGTGGCTCACGCCGACACCGAAGGGCTCAACTTCCGGGCCGCCTATCGCACGGCTGGGTTTAAGCTGTCCGGCTGCCTGGTGTGGGACAAGGGCTCTCTTGTCCTGGGCCGCTCCGACTACCAGTGGCAGCACGAGCCAATCCTGTACGGTTGGAAGCCCGGCAGTCGGCATCGTTGGTACGGTGGGCGTAAACTCACGACCATGATCGACCTGAATCAGGACAAAATGCCGTTCACCCGGCGCGACGATGGGCGCTACGAGATCCGTATCGGCGACTCGGTGATGGTGATCGACGGGACCGCGACCATTGAGGAGCTCGTGCCTTCGCTCATCCATGAGCCAAAACCAAAGCGTTCGGTTGGGCATCCGACCATGAAGCCGGTGGCCCTGATTGAGCGGATGCTGCGCAACAGTGCCCGGCCTGGTGATCTGGTGCTTGATTTGTTCGGGGGCTCGGGCTCGACCTTGATCGCTGCGGAACGTCTTGGGATGTGCGCGCGGCTGTCTGAGCTTGATCCGAAGTACTGCGATGTCATTGTTAAGCGCTACGAGGACTTCACTGGCCGCAAGGCTGTTCTGGAGGTGCTTGATGTCTGATTTGACCCCGAAGCAGGAAGCCTTCGCTGTTTCCGTGGCCTCCGGCAAGACTCAGGCAGACGCATATCGGGCGACTTACAACGCTGGGAATATGAAGGACACCTCAATTCACGTCAATGCCTCAAAATTGATGGCAGACGCTAAGGTTGCGCAAAGGGTTGTAGAATTGCGAGCTCCCATCGCAGAAAAAGCACAAATGACCCTCGAAAGTCACCTAGAAGACCTGCAGAAGTTGCGAAATATGGCGGTGAAAGAGAAGCAGTACTCGGCCGCCATCACGGCAGAGGTGAATCGTGGCAAGGCTTCTGGCCTGTACGTCGAGCAGCACAAGCACACGGGCAATGTGACGGTGATGGCTGGGCCGCTGGATGCCAGCATTTAAGTTCACCGACCGGCAGAACCAAGCTCAGAATGTGCTGGGCGGGGAGGCCACGCATTTAATGTTGTTCGGCGGCTCCCGGTCCGGCAAGACCTTCCTTCTGACCCGCAACGTTTGCATGAGGGCACTCAAGGCACCAAAGTCACGCCACGCCATCCTGCGGTTCCGCTTTAACTCCGTCAAAGCCTCGGTCGTGTTCGACACTTTCCCGAAGGTTATGCAGGTCTGTTTCCCTGGTGTGCGCTACACGATCAGTAAGACGGATTGGTTCGCTGAGTTCGAGAACGGTTCTCAAATCTGGTTTGGCGGCCTGGACGACAAAGAGCGCGCCGAGAAGATTCTGGGCATGGAGTTCGTTACAATTTACCTTAATGAGTGCAGCCAGATACCCAAGGGCTCGCGCGACATCGCCGTGACCCGGCTGGCGCAGCAGGTTGACCAGGTGATTGGCGGTCTTGGGACGGCTCCGCTCAAGCCTCGCATGTACTACGATTGCAACCCTCCGTCAAAGGTTCACTGGGCGTACCGGCTGTTCGTCGAGAAGCGTGACCCAGAGACCAAGGTCGCGCTGCCCAATCCTCGGGACTACGCATGCTTCCAGATCAACCCGCAGGACAACGCCGATAACGTGTCTGCTGGCTACCTTGACACGCTCAAGAGTCTATCGGCGCGTCTGCAGCGCAGGTTTCTGCGTGGCGAGTTTGCCGATGCGACCCCGAACGCCCTGTTTAAAGAGGAAGACCTCGACAAGTGGCGCGTCCTGGACGACAAGCTGCCTGACTTCGTTCGCGTGGTGGTGGCTGTTGACCCGTCCGGCTCTGGTGACGTTAACAATGCCGACAACGACGCGATTGGCATCGTTGTGGTGGCTTTGGGCACGGACGGCAATGCCTATTTGATTGAGGACTGCACCGTCAAGGCTGGGCCTGCGACCTGGGGGAATGTCGCGGTGACCGCCTATGACCGGCACAGCGCCGATGTGGTGGTGGGCGAGGTCAACTATGGCGGCGCGATGGTCCAGCACGTCATCCAGACGGTTCGTCGTGCCGGTGGGCAGCGCACTGTTCCCTACAAGGCCGTGACCGCGACGCGCGGCAAGGTTGTTCGTGCCGAGCCGTTCAGCGCGCTCTATGAGCAGGGCAAGGTTCGCCACGTCGGCTACTTCCCGGACATGGAGGACGAGCTGGTCGCGTTCTCAACGGCCGGATACACCGGCGAGAACAGTCCAAACCGTGCGGATGCCTTGATTTGGGGGTTGACCGAGCTGTTTCGTGGTATCGTGCGCGATAAAATAACACGATCTTCCGTGGCTGTGACAGAATACCCTGTATTTGCCTGACTTTTTAGGAGAACATTATGAGTGGAATATTCAGTAGCCCGAATGTTCAGCAGATGCCAGAGCCGACCGTCATTAAAACCCCTGTTGTGAATCAGGAGACGGTTGACCGGAACACATCCAATATGTTTCGTCGTCGTCGCGGCTCTGCCACGACCGTTCTGACCAGTTCGGCTGGTCCTGAAACTGGCGGCTCCGTGGCTGGCAAAACCTTACTTGGGCAGTAATCATGGCCGACCGCCGCGCCGATGAACTTCTGACTATGCACAGCCGTATGGTGTTGCAGCGCCAGCCGTTCGAGCGGCTGTGGCAGGACATTGATGACCGCATCAACCCGACCGATCAACGCTTCGGGCAGCGCGCCACGGCAACCTCTCAAAAAGGCATGGCCACGACTGAGAAAGTCTTTGACGCTACGCCTGGCCTGGCGCTGGATCGCTTCAAGGCTGCGCTCCATTCGCTTATCACTCCTAGAAATCAGACTTGGGCCAAGCTAAAGGCCGTGGATGAAGACCTGGCCGAGGACAGCGAGGTCATGCGCTATCTCGACGAGGTGAATCGTCGCCTGTTCTCTGCCCGCTATGCGGCAAACTTTGATTCTGAGATTCAGGGCAATTATTACAACGGTGGAAAGTACGGCAGCATGGGACTGTTCGTTGGCGAGCAGCCTGGTAAGTCTTTGTACTATCGTTCTGTTCCCATGAAGCAGCTATTCTTCGCCGAGAACGAGTTTGGCGTGGTCGATGTGGTGCATCGGGACTGGTTCTGGACTGCCCGGCAGGCCGCGCACAAGTGGGGCGACAAGTGCCCGGCCATCATCCGTGAGGCTGCCGTGAAGCGGCCAGATCAAGAGTTTCGATTCCTGCATTGTGTGAAACCTCGGGAGGATGCCGACGTTGACCGCAAGGATTACAAGGGCATGGAGTTCGTCAGCTACTACGTCAGCTTCGACACCCGTGATGTGATCGACGAGTCCGGCTTCAGGGTGTTCCCATATGCCGTGTCTCGCTACGACCTGAATCCGGGCGAGGTGTACGGCCGCTCTCCGTGCATGACCATCCTGCCGGATGTGAAGATGCTTAACGAAATGAACCGCACCACCATCCAGGCGGCTCAGTTGAAGTTGCTGCCGCCTTTGCTTGCGCACCGGGACGGCATCTTGGATGCTATCCGGCTCACGCCTGGCGCGATCAACTATGGCGGTGTTGACGACCAAGGGCAACAGCTCCTGCAGCCTTTGGATATTGGTGGCGATGTGAACATCGGTCTGGAAATGATGCAGCAGAAGCGCATGGTCATCAATGACGCGCTGCTCCAGACCCTGTTCCAGATACTGGTTGACAAGCCAAACATCACGGCGACCGAGGCCATGCTGCGCGCGCAGGAGAAGGGGCAGCTCATTGGCCCGACTGGCTCGCGCATCGAGTCTGAGCTGCTGACGCGCATGGTCACGCGCGAGTTGGACATCTTGGCCATGGCCGACCAGCTACCTGAGATGCCGGACAAACTCATGGAGCGCGGCGGCATGTACTCCATCGAGTTCGACAGTCCTTTGAGCCGGGCGCGCGAGGCCGAGGGCGGTGTTGGCATCCTGCGCACGTTCGAGCAGCTCGCTCCCGTCGCACAGGTGGCCGGTCCTTCGGTGTTTAAACGCTTCAACATGGACAAGATTTCGAAGGAGCTCGCTCGTTTGAACGGCATGCCGTCGAAGGTCATGTACACCGACGAGGAAATGGAAGGCATCGACCAAGCTGCCCAGCAGCAGGCCGAGTTGAGCCAGATTCTCCAGGCGGCTCCGGTTGCTGCGAGCGCTGCGAAGGACTTGGCACAGGCTAGCGTTTTATCGTCCACTGCTGAAGGCCAAGGGTTGCCGGGGATCATGCCTTGAAAATCGTCCGATTCCTTTTGCTCGTCTTGGGTTCCGTCTGGGTTCTGTCTGGCGGACTGGGCTCGCTGGCGCTTGTTGATTCGTTGGTTTCTAGCACTCCACACGATGTATTGTGGCGCGCTCCGTTCACGTTGGCGCTCGGAATTGCTGCGCTGGTCTGGTGGCGGGGGCTGCGGTGAGCCAATACACACGCTGGTGGAATCTCAGGCAGGCGTACCGCTCCGTGTTTCGCTTGGAGCGGCGCGAGGCTCCGCTGGTCAAGACGGTTCTCGACGATCTCAAAGAGTTCTGTCGGGCCGAGAGCTCGTGCATTGTGGTCGGCAAGGATGGGCACATCGACACCCATGCGACCATGGTGGCAGAGGGTCGGCGCGAGGTGTATCTTCGCTTGCTGGCAACGCTGAATTTATCCGATAGTGCTTTACAACAAATGAAAGAGATGGATCATGACAACTGACACACTTGAAGCTCCTGCGACTACGGTCGCGCCTGTCGCGCCTGCGGCTCCTGCTGCACCAATCACAGCGACCTCGCTGCTGGGTGACGCTCCTGCGGCTCCCATTGAAGCCACATCGTTCAAGATGCCCGGCAAGGATGCAACGCCGGAAGCCTGGAATGATTTTTACAAGGCTGTTGGCCGTCCTGAGACTGCCGAGGCCTACGAGCTGCCGCTGCCAGAGGGCGACGATGGCAAGTTCGCGGCGATCATGAAGCCCATGATGCACAAGCACGGCCTGAGCGCCGAGCAGGCAAAGGGTCTGGCTGCTGATTGGAACACGATGCAGGCCAGCAACCAGACGGCGCAGAATGAGGCGCAGGCTGCAGCCGATGTGGCCGCTCATTCCAAGAACACCGCCGAGGCGGCTGCTCTGACAAACGAGTGGGGCGTGAACAATGCTGAAAATATGGAGCACGCCAAGCGCGGGATTGCTCAATTTGTGCCCGGCGACAACGAGCAGAAGGGCTCCGTGATTGCTGCAATCGAAAACGTGCTAGGCTACAAGGAGACGATCAAGTTCTTCCACGGTATTGGCAAAGGACTTGCAGACGGCGGTGCTGCTGGCCTTGGTGATGGCGGTCCAGGCGCTACTCCAATGTCAATTGCAGAGAAATTGTACGGCCGACAAACTTAATTTGTGGCTTTGACGCAACAAAGAAATTGCGTTATAGTCCAAACAGTATTGCATTCTCCTGTAATGGGTAGAATTCAATGACGATGAGAGAGACCAACCCTTAACTTAACGGAGCATTATTTTATGGCTACCCTTCCAACCAAAGCGGGCGCGGTCACTCTGACCGATTTTGCCAAGTCCATTGACCCCAACGGCTCGACCGCTGCGGTCATTGAGTTGCTCAATCAGAGCAACGAAGTTCTGAACGATATGCTGTTTATCGAGGGCAATCTGCCCACCGGTCACCAGACGACCGTTCGTACTGGTATTCCTTCTGCCACCTGGCGCCTGGCCTACAAGGGCACGCAGCCCACCAAGTCGCTGCGCGCTCAAGTTGTCGACACTTGCGGCATGCTCGAGGCCCGGAACGAGATCGACATCAAGATCGCCGCTCTGAATGGCAACACGGCCGCATTCCGCGCGTCCGAGGCGCTGGCTGAAATTGAAGGCATGAACCAGACCTTCTGCGAATCGCTGTTCTACGGCGATGTGTCGGTCAACCCCGAGCGCTTCACTGGCCTGGCTCCGCGCTTCAACACCCTGAGTTCTGGTACTCCAAGCTCCAAGAACATCATCAATGCCGGTGGCTCAGGCTCCGACAATGCTTCGATGTGGCTGGTCGGCTGGGGCGAGAACACCATTTCGGGCATCTTCCCGAAAGGCATGCAGGGCGGCTTGCAGCACAAAGACCTCGGCGAGATCGATGCCTTTGACTCGGACAATGCGCGCTATCGTGCCTTCGCCGATCTGTGGAACTGGGACTGTGGTTTGACGGTGCGTGACTGGCGCTATGCGGTTCGTATCGCCAACATCGACGTGTCCGATCTGATCGCTCAGTCCGGCACGCAGGCTCCGACCGCCTCGACCGCCTTGATCAAGTGCATGATCCGCGCCATGGCCCGCATCCCTGCGATGGGAATGTGCAAGCCAGTGTTCTACGGCAACCGTACTCTGAAAGAGTACTTGGGTGTTGCTGCTCTGGATAAGAGCAATGCTGCTCTGGCCGTCCAACCTGCCATCAACCAGTTTGGGACTGTCTCGCCTGGCTCTGTCGGCAATGGAACCACGACCTTCCTGGGCGTTCCCGTTCGCACGGTTGACCGCCTCCTGAGCACAGAAGCCACTGTCTCTTAATCATCTCACATCCACAAGGAGTAAATCATGATTCTCGATTCACAAGAGCGTTTTAGCAACGGCCAGGCCATCTCTGGTGTTGTTGGCACGGTCGTTTCGACCGATGTTTACGACACCGGCGCTGCTGCCGATGTTGGTGCTGGGGAGGAGTTGTACCTGTTCTCGAAGCTGGACACGGCTCTGGCTGGTGCTGGCTCGTCCATTCAGGCGGTGTTGCAAGACTCGGCCGATAATTCGAGCTTTGCTGACGTGATGGGTGGGCCGGTCATCGCACTGGCTGCTGCTCTCGTCAATACGCCACTCGCCAAGATGCGCCTGCCGCTTGGTCTGCGTCGTTACCTGCGCGTGGCGTACAAAACCACGGGCGCTACGTCCACTGGTGGTACGGCCAGCTCGTATCTCGCCAAGGATGTGCAGGCGAATACCACGTACCCAACTAGCATCTCCTAATGCTGGTCAAGGCTACGGATAAGGGCTACCTCGGTAGCCTGCGCGAAATAGGCGAAGAGTTCGAGGTGCCTTCGGGCGCTTCGGCCTCCTGGTTTGAGCCTGTCAAGGCCGATCCGGAGAAGCCTGCGCGTCGTGTGCTTCAGGTCAAGGACAAGTCGAACGAGGTGTGACGGCCTGAGTGCATAGAACAATGGGCGTTTTTTAGCGCCCATTTTTTTTGTTTGTGCTATAAAATAGCCACAATTTAAGGGGTCATCATGGGCAGCAAGGTTTCAATTGCCAATGCGGCGCTTCGCAAGCTAGGCGCTGGCAGCATCCTGTTGCTGACCGACGACACTCAAGCTGCGCGGGTCATGAACGGCCTGTACGACACGGTGCTCGACCAAGAGCTGCGTCGCTACCGCTGGAAGTTCGCCATGAAGAGGTCCAGCCTACCGGCACTGGTGGACGCTCCAGCCTGGGGCTACACCTATCAGTACCCTGTGCCGTCCGATTTCTTGGCGCTGGTGCAGATCGGAGATTTCTACCTGCGCTCAGGAGCCAAACAGAAGGGACCGTATGCCCTGGAGGCTGGCATTATCCTGACCGACTATGCTGCGCCACTGAAAATTCGCTACATCTCGCGCGTCGACAATCCTGCTATGCATGACCCTCTGTTCGACGAGGTGTTCGCGTGCAAGTTGGCGATTGAGGCGGCTGAGACGCTGACGCAATCCGAGACCAAACGGGCGCGGGCTGCTGAAGAGTACAAGTTCGCCATGTCAGAGGCGGTCCAGCAGGATGCTATCGAAGGCCCGCCGGACGAGTTGCCGTGGGGCTCTTGGCTTGACTCGCGCGAGGGCGAGAATTACGGGACGACGGCCGGTCCGAATCAGTCTTATCCATCTGGATACTGATCATGAGCAAGGCATCACCTTCAATTTCGAACCTTAACGCTGGCGAGCTCTCGCCGATGCTGGGCGCGCGGGTTGATTTCGCAAAATATCCCTCTGGCGCTTCCATTCTTGAGAACTTCCTGCCGACTGTGCAGGGTCCGCTGGTGCGCCGGGGTGGCATGCGGTTTGTGAAGGAGGTAAAAGATAGCGCCAAGAAGGTTCTGCTGCAGCCATTCGAGTTCTCCATCGATCAAGCGTACATGTTGGAGTTCGGCGACCTGTACGTGCGGTTTTACACTTGGGACTCGGTGACAAAGGTGCGCGGCATTCTTGAGTCCGGGCCTGGTGTTCCGCTGGAGGTCGTCACGCCTTACACCGAGGCTGATCTTTACAACGCAGACGGCACGCCGCGTCTGCGCTTCACTCAATCTGGCGACTTCCTCTACATCACGCATTCGCTGTACCAGCCTCGCACGCTCAAGCGCACCAGTGCGGTGGCGTTTGTCATGGACTTGTACGAGGCGACTGGTGGGCCGTGGAAGATTCTCAACGATACCGCGACCACGGTTTATGCAAGTGCTGAGACCGGGTCTGTGACGCTGATATCGAGTGTCGGCATCTTCTCTGCTGGGATGGTTGGCGGCCTGTTCTATCTCGAATCTAAGAACGTTAACGCGATTCCTGCATGGGAGGTGAGCAAGGTCATCACTGCTGGTGATCGTCGGCGCTCTGATGGCAAAACCTACGAGGCGCTTAATGGCGCGACAACGGGAACGAATCGGCCGGTACATGATGAGGGCGCTCTGCTAGATGGCGATGTGGGTGTTCAGTGGCAATTCCGCGACCCTGGTTATGGGTACGTCAAGATCACCGCGTACACCAACACCACGACGGTGTCTGCTACGGTTATTGACCGGCTGCCGTCGCAAGTTGTGGCGGTCGGAAATGCCACGACCCGCTGGGCGTTTGGAGAGTGGTCAACGGTAAACGGCTGGCCGTCTGATGTTGCGTTCTTCCGGGAGCGCCTGTGGTTTGGCCGAAAGCAGTCGGTGTGGGGCTCTGTTGCCGCCGACTTCACCGACTTCCATCCAAAGAACAAAGGGCAGGTCACGTCCGACATGGCTATAAGCGTGACGCTGGTGTCTGGAAAGATCAACGATGTGCAGTGGATGTCCGGTGATGAGGAGTTGATCTGCGGCACGGCTGGCGGCGAGTTCACCATCGGCGAGCTGACGAACGGCGACCCTATCGGTCCAGGCAATGTGCAAGTCAAGCTGATTTCTGGTTACGGTTCGCGGGCCATCCTCCCGATCAAGAACGGCGCTTCGCTGATGTTCATCCAGCGCGCTGGTCTGAAGGCGCGCGAGGTGTCCTACGACTCGCTGAATTTCAAGTATTCCGGCAGTGACACGACGATTCTGGCCGAGCACATTACCCGGTCCGGGCTGACCCAGATGGCGTTTGCCCAAGAGCCGACCCCGATTGTCTGGTGCATCCGGGCTGATGGCGCGCTGATCGGGTTCACCTGGAGCAACGAGCAAGAGGTGCGCGGCTGGCATCGTCATCCGATTGGCGGCGCTGGCGTGGTCGAATCCGTTGGGGTGATGCCTGCCGCAGAGGGTGACAGGAACGAGCTCTGGCTGGTGGTGAAGCGTACCATCAACGGCGCGACCAAGCGGTACGTCGAATACATGGAGCGGCCATGGCGCACTGGCGACACGCAGGCATCGTCCTTCTACGTCGATTCCGGCCTGAGCTACAACGGTGTTGCAGTGACGAGCATCTCCGGCCTGAGTCACCTCGAGGGCATGACCGTCGATGTTCTGACAAACGGCGCGCCTCACCCGCAGCGAGTTGTCACGGCTGGTGCGATCACCTTGCAGGCGGCTGCCACCATTGTTCACGTTGGCTTGCCGTGCCCGTGCAAGTATCGCTCGATGCGGCTTGAGGCTGGTGGCGCGGACGGGACAAGTCAGGGCAAGACAAAGCGCACTCACAAGGTTGTCATGCGTTTCCTGGACACAGGCGGCGGGCGCTACGGCGCTGATGAGTCCCTGCTTGATACGCTGCAACTGCGCACCTCTGCCATGCCGATGGATCAGGCCGTTCCTCTGTTCAGCGGCGACAAGGTGCTGCCGTGGCCAGATGCCTACAACACCGATGCGTATCTGATGTTCAAGAACGACCAGCCGACGGCGGCGACCCTGGTTGGGATTTATCCACAGGTTGTTACTCAGGATTCTCGATGATGGCTGTGATCAAGTTTCGCGCCGAGCATCTTGACGATCTGGTCTTGCAGGATGCGCAGCGCTATTTTCATTCCGAGTTCAGCGACCCTGATTATGGGCGGCGAATTGAGGCGAGCCAGTATTGCTTTACTGGTATCGCTGATGGGAAGGTCATCGGTTGCGCTGGGGTGCATGAGATTTGGGCGAATCGCGCAATGGCTTGGGCATTGTTGTCGCAACAGGCCGGTCCCCACTTCCGCGGCATCCATCGTGCTGCGATGGGGTTTTTTTCTCAGGCTCCATGGAATAGAATCGAGTCTCAAGTAGAGGACGGTTTTGCGCCTGGCCATCGCTGGGCAAAGCTTCTGGGTATGGAGCATGAAGGGCTGATGCGGTCTTTCAGTCCGACCGGGGTTGACTTTCACCTTTACGCAAGGATTAAAAATGGCTGATCCAGTCACATGGATGATGATCGCGGCAGCAACATCTGCAGCTGGTGCAATCTCGTCCGGCAATCAAGCAAAGGCTGCGGCTGAATCGCAGGCCAATGTCGCCGATTACAACGCCAAGGTTGACGTTATGAAGGCCACGGAGGCCTCCCGTGTGGCTGGTGTGCAGGAAGATCGGCAGCGACAAGCGGCGCGCGCCACCATTGGCATGCAATTGGCGAGTAGCGCTGGTGCTGGTGCTGGTTTGAATGCCGACCTCCTGCGCGAGTCGTTCTTCAATATGGAGTCCGACAGCGCCGACATTCGCTACGAGGGCGCGACGCGCGCGGCGGGGTTGAATGAGTCGGCTATGTTGGGCCGGGCCAATGCGGTGACACAAAGGCAGCAGGGCCGAGCCGCGCAGCAGGCCGGGTATCTGAGTGCTGCTGGGTCTTTGATGAGTGCTGGCATCACTTACTACAAGGGTCAGGCGGCAATTAAGGCAAAGGGCTAACTATGGCAACCATCCCAACCTATCAAAAACGGTTTTCTCAGTCCGGCGACCTGCCGATGGCGCGCGCCACTTCTGCGGTGTCTGCCAATTCACCCATTGGCGACGCGCTGTCCGGCCTTGGACGGGCTGGGACTGACATTTTAAATGCCATTGCCTTTCGGCGCGAGAAGGATGCGCTGGAGGCAAAGAGGCTGGCCGATGAGGCGCAGCGGGAGGCTGACAACATCGACAACGTGACGGTTTCAAATGCGCTCTCGCTTGGTGATGTGCATTGGCAGCAAGACATGACCGTCAGGGCCGAGAAGTGGAAGGTCGGCGACCCGGCGATGAGCGAGGGCTTGGGTAAAGACTTCGGCAAATGGCGCGATGCACAGCGCAGCGCGTTCACCACAGACAAAGGCCGTCAGTTTTTCGACAAGCAGGCCGGAGCGATGGAGAGTCGGCTGCAGATGGCTGCGTTCACTTTCCAGAAAAAGGCCACGACCGGTAAGCTCAACGCCGACAGCGCGGCTGGTGAACAGGCCGACGAGAACATGGTGTTCAACAACCCTGGCAGGTATGAGGAGGTGTTCCGTCGTGGCGCTGAGACAACTATCGGGCGCACCGACTTGGATGATGGCGAAAAAGCAAAGATTCTCGACCTGAGAAAGCGCAAGTTGTCGCTGGCCGCCGAGCGTGGCGAGTTTGAGTCTAACCCTGGGCTTTGGTATCAGCGGCGCTATGGCGCTGTTCAGATGGGTCCTGGTGGCGCGCAGCCTGGGACTGAGTCTGGTGTGGTTGTAACGCCAGATGGGACGGTCACGCTTGACACCGATAAGTCCCTTCCTGCTGGGATGCGCAACAATAACCCGGCAAACATCAAATGGGCGAAGCAGGGCGATGCGCTTGGTCCGTCCAAGAATAAAGATCAGGGCGACTCTCAGGCGGTGTACGCATCTCCCGAAGAGGGCGTGGCGGCCATGTATAAGCTGGCGCTTAAGAAGTTCGACGGTGGTAAGGTCACGGCGAATCAGTTGATTGCCGGTAATGGCGGATGGACTCCTGGCAACACTGCTGCGGCCAAGAATGTAGCGGCTTCCATGGGGCTTGGGCCTGATGACAATATGAACCTGCGCGATCCGGCACAGCTTAGGTTGTTTGCGCGTTCTCTGATTACTCAGGAACAGGGCGCGCCTGGGAAGCAGTACAGCGACCAGATGCTGGCGCAGGTGGCGGGAGATGTGTTGACTGGAAAGGCTGTGAAGGGCGAGCCTACTGCGCTTTCTCAGTCTGGCGCTGCACCAGCCAAACCACCGGGCAGCGGCCTCGTCGAGATCCTGCCAACAGCGCCAGCCACGTTCCGGGGTATGGACTACGAGCAGCAGATCGCCATGCAGAACCTGGCCGAAACCCGCATCAAACAGGACGGCGCTGTGTTCCGGGCCTCTGTTGAAAGTCAGATCCGCGACGAGATCGCAGCCAACAAGGACGGCAAGGTCGGCGCTGATATTCCGGACGCCACGTTGCAGGCGGCCTTTGGTATTGAGTTCCCACGCATCAAGAACGAGCTGATCCAGTCGCGCCAAATGGTGGCCGACATCAGCGCCATGAAGACGCAGTCTGAGGCCGAAATCATCGGTTCACTCAAATCCTCCGAGCCCGTAGTCGGCCCTGGCTATGCCGCGCAGGACGAGCGCCAACGTATTCGCTCGCAGGCGGCCCAGCAGGTGCTAAAGCAACGCATCGACGACCCGGCTGGGTACGCCACCCGTAACAGCGCGGCGCTCAAAGGTCAGCTTGCAGCGATTGACGACAAGAGCACACAGCCCGCCGACCGTCCACTGATGGTGCAGGCTTATGTCCGGTCAAACCTGGCCGAGCAGACCCGCCTGGGCATTGCCATCCCGGTTGTGCTAACTCCGCGCCAGTCAGACGACATTGCCATGCGCGCGATAAAGGCGACCAAGCCGGAGGATAGCGCCAATCTGATTGCAGGTCTTGAGTCCGAGTATGGCGAGTTCTTCCCGAAGGTGTTTGACCAGTTGGTGAAAGAGAACAAGATTTCAGGCGAGTTGCTCATCATTCCAAACATTCCGACGCAGTCTGCGCGCGAGGCTGTCTCGCGGATGGCGCGCGTGAAAGAGGCCGATCTTACTCAGGGTATCGAGTCGCTTGATCAGAAGGTTGTCAAGGATGCCGTGACGGAAAGCCTGGCGCGCTTTGTTAAAACAATTGCCATGCCGACCCAGCAGGCTGCTGGCACGGTCAACGCCTACGAGGGCGCGATGCGCAAGTTGGCCTACCAGTTTGTTCAGTCTGGCATGAGCCCGTCAAAGGCGGCAGAGCAGGCCAACGAGATGCTGCTTGGGCAGTACAAGTTTGAGGGTACGGCTCGCTATCCGAAGAATGCGGACATCTCGAAGATTCAAAGCGGTGCTGGTCGTGCTCTTGATAACCTGGGCGACATTGACGTTCCAAAGGATTTGACTGGCGCGCGCAAGGGGACGGAGTCTTTGATAGAGTGGACGGATACGGTTCGTTCGCGAGGGCAATGGTTTACACGTCCTGATGATGGCGGCCTAGAGTTGTGGGCTTTTGGCAAGAATGGCGTTCGCTACCGCGTTACTCGTGGCGGTAAGGCTGTTTCGTATTCGTGGGATGATCTAGCAACTCCGCAGAGCCGTCGTTCTGCTGGGCAAATAACACAATAGGACAAACTGATGCCGCTTTATCTCGGAACCGACGACGCTGGGACTTCACAGTTCTCCTTGCAGGACTTCGAGCCATCTTGGGGTAATAAGATGAACGCGTCGGTCAGGGAGGCTTGGCTGGAGTCTTATGGGCCGTCTGCCGTTGACTTTTATAACTCAAAAACTGGCGACGCCAACGGCTTAAAACTCAGCGGCATCGAGGCGGCTGATGCGATCAAGCAGTCCGGGTTAAAGTTTGGGAAGACGGTTGTTGGCGGCGAGTACACGCGCAAACAGCTTGACGGCCTGCTGGAGCGCCAGCGCGAGCTGACCATAATCAAGGACGTTCGAGAGCGCACTCCATGGGATGCAAGCTCCGTGCTTCGTGGCGCTGCCATGTTCGGTGCTGGTATGGCTGACCCGCTCAACTTGGCGACGGCCTTCGTTCCATGGACGCGTGGCATCACTGCTCTCAATGCTACTCGTGCCGGGCTCTTGGCAGAGTCTTTTGCTACTCGTACTGCCTCTCGCGCTGTCTTGGGTGGCGCTGATGCCGGTATCTCGACGGCCATCCTGGAGCCCGCATACTCATACGCTCGTAACGATTTGGGTGACGACTACGGCGCGCTGGACTCCATGGCAAACATCGCATTCGGCACGGCCTTTGGCGGCGGTGTGCATGTGCTGGGCGGCAGCGCCAAGGACATTTACAAGAGCTTCGGCAGCAGCAAGCCAGGCATGATCACGCCTGACCCTATGCGCGATGCGGTGTCACAGCCTCCGGCTGGCATGGTGTCCGGCGGCGAGACGCAGATTCGTATCGGCGAGACCTATGAGCCTGCGCGCTGGTCGGTGGTCGATGCTGACCAGCTACAAGCCACGGTTGGCAAGGCCGACAACCAGTTCCGCGACCGCACTCGTGCGGCGTACCAGACCGAGATTCAGCAGCGCGCCAACAATCTCGACTTCAATCTCCTGTCTGATTCGCCAGTCATGGACTACGGCGCGCCTACCCTGGCGGCTGACGGGCGCATCATTGGCGGCAATGGCCGGGTGCTGTTCGTTGCGCGAGCTTACGAGATCGGCAAGGGCGGCGAGTACAAGGCGGCGCTCGAGGCCCGCATGGAGAGCCTGGGCATTGACCCCAAGTCAGTAGCTGGCATGGTGAAGCCGGTTCTGGTGCGCATCCTCCAGCGCGAGGTTGATGTGAAACGTGCTGCCATTCTGTCCAACGAGGGCGGCTCGACCGACATGAGCCCGCTTGAGCAGGCCAAGGTCGATGCCGAGCGCATGGGCGAGATTCGGCTGCAGGTCGGGGCCGACGGCGACTTGAATGCGCCAGAAAACCGGGGCGCGGTGCGCGCCTGGGTAAACGCCCAGCCTGAAAACAAACGCAACAGCCTTATGGATGAGGACGGCCGCCTGTCTGCCAGTGGCCTGCAACGCCTGAATGCGGCGCTCCTGTTCAAAGCCTACGGCGACTCGCCGACGCTTGGCCGACTGATTGAGTCCATGGACCCGGGCAGTCGGAATCTGGTGATGGCGCTGGGCCGCACGGCTCCGGTCATTGCCAATGCGCGCGCGTCCATCGTGTCCGGCGACCTTCACCCGCTGGATATTGCCTCCGACATTCAGATGGCGGTCGAGAAGTTCAACACCCTGCGCGAGTCCGGCATGAGCGTGAAGGACTACCTGGCCCAGATCGATGCCTTCGGGGAAACCCTTACCCCGGAAGGCTTGACGCTGCTGGAGTTCATGGGCCGCAACATTGGCTCACCTCGTCGCATGGCCGACGCGATCACTGGCTTCTATGGATTGCTCGATGAAGCTGGCAATCCAAAGCAGGCCGACATATTCGGAGGCGGTGGCGTGCCCGACAAGGCCGGGCTGCTGGCTCAGGCAATTGCCAACGCCGAGCAGAGCATGGACACGGCTGCCGAGGTTGCGGCCATGGTGTCGCCTGAGACCCGCGAGGCCACCCTGCGCGCATCGGTGGCTCAGTCGGTTGACGGTCGGAACGTGGAAGTCGAGGCCATCATTGGGCTTGACCCGGCGCGCAAGACCGCCACGATTGCGTCTGTGTCCGAGGCGACCGACCGCGCATACCAGCCTGAGAACGTGGCAACGGCCGACTTTGATGCGTCTGCTGCTGTTGAGGCGCGCGTGGCGAAGTCTCAGAAGTGGGCGGGTGTCAAGGATGCCGAGTCTGCGATGGCCGACGCTGATACGGTGCTGAATGATACGGTGGCAGCTGGCGACCAGTCCTTCAAGTATTCGCGTGGTGAGGCTCCTGGGCAGAAGAAGGCGACGCTCTGGCAGGGCAGCACGGACACGCCAGAAGGTTTGACCGAGGCGCTGCGCCTGTCCTTTGGAAAATCCACAGATGCCTTGCTGGAGGCTGGTGGTGTTCGGGTGGTTACCACTCCGAAAGACATACCCGGCGGGCCTCACCCGGCGGACACCAAGGGTGCGACGGCTCCCGATGGCACGGTGTATATCGTGGCTTCCAACGTTGCCGAGTTCGAGGCGCGAGGGATGCTGCTCCACGAGGTCGGTGTTCACACCGGCATGGAGCGCATGCTGGGAGCCGATGTGTTCCAGGGCGTGCTGCGTGAGTTGGATGATGCCATCCTGCGCGGCGACGATTGGGCGCTGGCTGCTCGCGGTCGCGTTCCGAAGGACACGCCTGCTGGTTTGATTCGTGAGGAGCAGTTGGCCTACCTTGTCCAGCACGCGCCAGAGCTGCCGATTGTGCAGCGCATCATTGCTGCGGTTCGGGCCTGGGCCTACCGCACGTTCGAGTTCGCGCAGGAGCGCATGACGCTGACCGAGGCCGACTTCCGCGCCATGGCTGTGTCTGCGCTGCATTCTGCTGCGCTGGGCGAGCGGGTTGGTGGGTTGGTTCCAGCCTTTAGCCGTGCTGGCTCCGCAGCCGACCAGTTCCGGCAGTTCGTGTCGGCCAACCGCCAATACGTCGAGGACGGCCTGCGTCGTCGTCTGCTGGCAACATCTGACAACTATGTCATTCGTCCTGTTCCGCTCGACTCGGTTCGTCTGCAGCAGTTCGGCGAGGACTACATCAACGATTCGTCGGTCGAGACGGCGGCACAGATCAAGACCGGCAATGCTGCGAATCGTCGGCCAGAGGATGTGTTCCCGATTCTTCTCGATAAGGACGGGCTTGTCTTGGACGGCCACCACCGCCATGCGGCGGCTGTGATAAACGGAGAGACCTCGGTTCTGGCGCTGGTCCCGGTCGGGCCTGGTCGTGGCCAGGTGCTCAATCTTGACGAGTTCGGAGGCTCTGCAAGCCAGGCCACCCGCTACTGCCGCGGTGAGACCCCTGACCCATCCACGACCAAGGACGAGATGCAGCCCTACGAGGCGGCTGTCGTGCGCGCCAAGGGCTACTCCAAGGTGCTGCGCGCTGCGGCTGACAAGCTCGACAACGATGCACAGGCAACGGCGGCCATGAAGGCGGCCATGCCAGACCTCTCGCCTATCGAGATCACCGACCTGCTGGACGGTCTGCGCCGCTCGGTTAAAGGTCTGCGCGGTGTTGCTCGCAAGGCGCGAGACTCGCTGGGCGCTGAGGACGCTGCGTCCGGCCTGCAGTCCGAGGCCATGCAAGCAGCGGACGATCTGGCAAACAATCTGGAAATGGCGGCCGTCATTGAAAAGCGCAACGCCTCGCTCAACATGGCGGCGCGCTTGAAGGCCACGGCCTACGTCAATCAGTTCCGCGCTGCTGGCCTGGACTTCGAGGGCTTCCGTGGCCTCCTGGTGGGCACAGAGCGCAAGCGTGCCGGTGGTCGCATCTCCGTCGAGGCCGAGCAGAAGAACTTTCGGGGCGAGTGGCTGGGCGGAATCATTGCCGATCTTGAGAAGGCCGGGCTCATGGGGCAGTTCACCTCCGGCACGTTTGACCGGGATGTTTCGATTGCCATGTGGAATCTTGGCCGGGGCGAGCCTGCAGGTAAAGTTTCACCAGAGGCGGTCAAGATCGCCGAGATCGTTTCCAAGTACCAAGAGGACGCGCGCAACACCCGAAATCGCTTCGGTTCTTGGATTCGTGACCTGTCTGGCTACATCACCCGCCAGTCGCACGATATGTTCAAAATCCGGGACGTTGGCGAGAAGGCGTTTAAAGAGTTTGTCCTGCCACGGCTGGATGTGAATCGTTCGCTGCGCGACTTCAATGGAACGGCTGACGACTTCCTGACGCGGGTTTATGACGACTTTGCGGCTGGTACACACATGAAGGCCGTCACCAGCGATGTTGATACGATGGCGCTGGGCACTGGCTCCAGCCTGGCAAAGCGCGAGTCTGTTTCTCGCGTGCTGCACTTCAAGGACGGGAATGCTTCATTCGAGTACAACGAGAAGTTTGGTCAGGGCCGCCTGGCTGAGTCCGTGCTGCAGGGTCTTGATCAGGCCGGTAAGTCGGCTGGCCTATTGAAAATCTTGGGTACAAACCCTGAGTCTGCGATCACTCGCGTGTTCGATGAGTACGCCGAGAGCCTGCGCGGAAGCCCAGAGCGCCGGGCTAAGTTCCTTTCCCACAAAAGTGAGTTGCAGAACCTGCTCTCCACGGTGGACGGTTCGTCGCAGATTCCGGGCAACTTCACGGCGGCCAGGATAAGTTCCTTCCTGCGCTCGTGGCAGGCAATGGCGAAGCTCGGCGGCATGTTGATCTCGTCGATCAGCGACTTGTCGAATTATGCCGCCGAGATGCGCTTCGGTCAGGACAAGAATCTGCTTTCTGGCACGTTGTACAGCATCGGCGCGCTGACCCGTGGCCGGGCGACTGGCGAGAAGCGGGCGATTCTGGCCTCTTTGGGCGTGTTTCATGAGTCCCTTCTGGGCGCGGTCTACAACCGATTCGACTCGCCAGACCTTATTGGTGGCAAGACGGCGGCGGTTATGCAGCAGTTCTTCAAGTTGTCCGGCATCAATTGGTGGACGGAGGCGCTTCGGGACGGCTACGCGCTGACCCACTCAAACTACCTTGCCAGCAATTCCAGCAAGTCGTTTGCAAAACTACCAGCGTCGCTGCGCGATATGTTGGGTCTTTACAACATCGACGCTGGCAAGTGGGATATTCTGCGCATCGCCACCATGAAGGAGGCGGACGGTCGCGCGTACATGACACCGGACGGGCTCAAGACCGTTCCTGCGGCTGCCATTGAGAACTACATCATCGGCATCGGCCGGAAGGTGTCCGATGTTTCCGTTAAGAACCTGAAGGACGATCTGGCATCGGCTCTGCGCACCATGACCATTGACCGGATGCACCATGCGGTGCTCGAGCCTAGCGCTCGCGCACGGGCTTTCATGCTTCGCGGGACGCAGCCTGGAACGGTTGCAGGCGAGTTGCTTCGCTTTGTCACTCAGTTTAAATCGTTCCCCATAGCGCTTGTCCAGCAGACGCTGGGGCGTGAGGTTTACGGTAGGGGCTACGACACCATTGGCGACTACATCAAGCGCGGCAAGGGCGACATGGTTGGCCTCGCTACCTTCGTTGCGCTGTCCACCGCCATGGGTTATGCGGCCATGAGCATCAAGGACTTGCTAAAGGGCAAAAATCCTCGACCGGTTGACGACCCTCGCACCTGGGCTGCTGCGCTGGTGCAGGGCGGCGGGATGGGCATCTACGGCGACTTCCTGTTCGGCAAGTTCAACCGAATGGGTGGCACGTTGACTGGCTCATTGGCTGGTCCAGTATTGAATCTGGCCGACACGGTTGCCGATCTGTGGACGCGAATTCGTACCGGCGACGACGTGGCGGCTGCGAGCTTCACTGCTGCGCTGCAAAACACGCCGTTTGGCAATCTTTTCTACACCCGTGCGGCGCTTGACTATCTCATTCTGTACCGGATGCAGGAGTCCATGAATCCTGGCTTCCTGCGCAGGATGGAGCGCCGGGCCGAGCGCGAGAACGGCCAGACATTTTATTTGCCACCATCACAGGTGGCGCGGTAGAATCCACCATATCTTCAGGGGCAGCTTATGACCATTGCAACATCAACCTCTAAGTCGGGGCCGTATGCCGGAGCTGGCTCGACCGGCCCGTTCACGGTCGGATTCCGATTCCTCGCCGATAGTCACATTCAAGTTATTAAGACCAGCGCGACCAATGTCAACACGACCCTGGCGCTTACCACGGACTATACCGTGGCTGGTGCTGGCGCTGCAACGGGCACAGTGACGCTGGTCGCTGTATTGGCGGTTGGCACAAAGCTCACCATTATTCGGGATGTTCCATTCACCCAAGATGCGGACTACGTTGCGAATGACTCATTCCCAGCTGAGTCTCACGAGCTGGCGCTGGACAAGTTGACGATGGAAACGCAGCAGATCAAGGAGGCTGTTGATCGCTCTGCCAAGTTGCCAGCATCGAGCACGGTTGATGCAGAAGCTCTTGTTGCCGATATTGAGCTCCTGGCCGACAACATCGTGGCGCTCCAGACAAACTCTGGCAGCATTGGCTCGATCAACACGGTTGCAGGGATATCAGCCAATGTGACGACGGTTGCAGGTATCTCTGGAAACGTGACGACTGTGGCCGGAGTGGCTGCGAACGTGACCACGGTCGCAGGCAACACGGCTAACGTCAACACGGTTGCTGGCATCTCTGCAAATGTAACTACGGTGGCGGGGGTGTCGGCTGCTGTCTCAACCAACGCCACCAACATCGCATCCATCAACACCAACGCGGCCAACATCGTAGCGATTCAGAATGCCTCGGCAAATGCCGCCTCAGCGCTGGCAAGCAAGGACGCAGCAGCGATCAGTGAGACAAACGCAGCAGCCAGTTATGACTCCCTAGATGACCGTTACCTAGGAGCCAAGGCTGTCGCCCCCACGCTGGACAATGACGGCAATGCTCTGCTGGTAGGAGCAACCTACTGGGACACCGTGATTGGTGGGGGTGTACAGCGTGCTTGGAATGGTACAGCTTGGGTTTCCAATCCCATTGACTCGGTGATTGTGTCTAAGACCTCCCCCACTGGGTCAGGGATTATTCCCGTAGGCACAACAGCCCAGCGGGACGGAGCACCAGCAGCAGGCTACCTTCGCTACAACACTAGCAT